AAGTAAGTGTGGTTTAAATCGTCTGTGAATTGAATCTCGTGAATCTTACGTGAGTAACCACGCCACAACAATCTTTCCATGCCTCGTCGGTAATATTCGTTACTGGTCGCCTTAACCTTCGCACGTACAACAATAGTCCGATTCCCTAATGTTGTGTTATTCAACATACTTCCGTGCATTCCATATATGTCTGTAGTATCCACTGAGTATTGTGTCTTACCTCGCCCACTAACGCTCAATGTTTGGAATGAGAAATCACTCGAAGTGAGTGCCGTGTCCAACGTACTCCCATTCAATATGAGTCGGATAGAAGGCGATAATGCTACCGCCGGCTGTCCGAAATCTCTAAATCCATACTGCATATAATCGCCTCCTATACCTCATAATTAGACCTAAAGTCTAGTCTCTTTGCGTTTGCGTTGTATATATTTTCGCTGAATGTCTTAAACTCTTGTCCGCCTATAGTGACGTTAATGTGCGCTGGTTGTTTATTAGCCATATCGTCACCTCTTGATGAATCTCTCAATGCGCTCATATCCGCTCTATTTAGACTGTTATTGAATTCTGCTGATGTGTTACGCATTGGTGGCGCAACGTCTAACGTAGGGTCTCCGAATCCATCAATGACTGACTGTCCCATACGGGCTGCTGATTTATAGGCGTTCTTAGCATTTCTATCAATACCTATTACAGCGCCACGTACAACGTCTTCACCGCCGTCTATAAATTCTCTTGCCGGTGATTTACGACCAATCGCAGCGTTGAATCCGCTAATTATTGAGCTACCTAAGCTTTTAGCTACGCTAGTGGCTGAACCCCACATACTTTTAATTCCGTTTATAACACCTTGAACGATATCTACTCCGGCACTAAACCAGTCGCCTGAAGTAAATTCAGTAATCATGTTGGCTACGCCTGTTGCTACATTAGTCACTGCATCAACCATACCGTCCCGTACTGCGGATGCAAACTCTACAAAGGCTGTGACTACTGCTGCAACTAAATCAGCTAGTTTAGTTACCGCCTCATTTTTCATCTCGCCTAGCTTATCCCTTAAGTTAGAAGCAGCTTCCGTCATACCGTCCCATACGTTTTTAGCAAACTCAGTAAACTTGTTCCATGCTTCTGTGGCGATTTCACTTAACTTTTGTTTGGCTTCATTATACATTGCCATCATGCCGGTAATGACGTATACAACAGCCACATCAAGAAATGTTCCGACTGTTTCTGCGATGTCGCTCCACCATGATTGGAAATCACTCCATATATCTGAGAGCCATCCGCCGATAAGTGTAATTATTCTGTCAGTTATACTTTTTATAGTGTTCCATATATTATTCCATGACTCATCCACGGTTTCTTTAAGTGTTTCCCAAGCTCCTGAGAAATCTCCGGTAATTAACTCGGACAAACCTGTAATTATGCCTGTAATGATTATAATGGCCTGACTTATTGCGAAGGTTATTATGTCCCAAGCAATACCTACTGCGGTGGATAGAATTTCCCATACCATTATCAATCTACCTAAAGTATTATCTAGTAACCAACCAATAACGTCTCCTATAACCATTACTGCTATTCTGATTACACCCTCGATGTAAGGCCAAACAGTATCCACTGCTTCTTTGATAGTTGCATGGTCTTCTTCCCACCATTCGGTAAGTCTTCTCCATTCCTCTGTCACAAAATCGACAAGTTCTTCAACTAAAGGCGTAATGAAGTCTGTTATAGCTTGCCATACTTCTTCTGCCTTAGTTTGAACAGAGTCTTGAGTCTCGGCCCACCATTCTTTAAATTCTTCCCATTTTTCCATGATGGTTGCTATAATCAAAGGAACGGTTTCTGTAAAGAAGGTGACTAAGTTGTTCCAAATTTCTTCAGCTTTTGCATAGATAGCGTCTTGGTTTTCGTCCCACCAAACTTTGAACTCGTACCATTTCTCAATGAGCCATCCAACTATTGCTATCACTACGTTTTCAAGGAACTCGACAAGAGAATTCCAGACCTCTTCAGCCTTAGTGTAGATGCGGTCTTTGTTCTCTTCCCACCATGTCATGAACTCTCCCCATTTTTCCTTGAGGAAGTTTACAACATCTTCCACTACAGGTAGGACTGTTGCTTTGATACTTTCCCAAGCATCTATAATTGACTGCCTAAATGCTTCGTTCTCGTTCCATAGTCTTATGAAGACCCAGACAAGCCCGACAAGTGCTGCAACTAATATGCTTATAGGATTGGCTAAGAGCACTCCCCATAACAAGCCAATTACTCTCAATACCTTACCTACGATTAACATTACTCCCATAAACGCTTGTCTTAGACTCCATAGGAAAGTCATTACAGTAACTACGATTCCTATGAACTCCATGAAACCGTCAACTAACGGTTTAATCTTTTCCCAAAGATTCATAACTGCTTCTTTAACTGCATTAAATGCATCTTCAACCCAAGGAAACCTTTCGGTAATTTGGTTTATAAGTTCTGCAATTTCTTCACGGAACATTATAACTGTGAGTGTTATTGTAACAAATGCTCCCACTGCTCCGAGAATGACTCCGACCACTCTTGCGACGTTTATCGCTGCAACTCCGAGGGCACTTGCCATGAAGAATATTTGACCTGCAAGCAATGATACTATACCAATCGGTATCAACGCCGCAGCCATCGCTACTAATGCTACAGTAAGTATGCCTACGGCTTTACCTAGCGGTGTTATTGCACCGGTTTCTAAATCGAAGAATGCGTAAGTCAGTTCCTCTACTTTCTCAAGTACAGGAGCCATTACTTGGAAGATACCCTTAAACACTTCCATAAAGACTTCACCGAAGCCTTTAAGTATATTACGAAGTCTGTTAAACATCATCTTCAACATGGATGAGAACGTGCCGTAGCGTAGTTCTGCTTCTTCTACTAGGGCTGTATTCGTCTCCCACTCGCTAGACGCCATTGAAATTGCCTGCTCTAGCAGACCATAGCCACTAGATAAACGTTTAATAGTGTCTAACATTCTGATGTCATTTATTCCCATGTCTCTCAATACTTGGTCGAGGTTTTCGCCTTCTTCGCTTACTTCTCCGAATCCTTTTATAATAAGCTGAAGCGCTCCTGCGAAATCATCTTCCATCATATTACTTAAATCGCTCACTGAGACTCCTGCAATATCAGCCCACTTAGAGGCTGCCTCGCCACCTTGCTGAACTTCTGTGAGTGCTTTTGTCATAAACTTAGACATCGCACTACCACCCATCTCGGCGCGTAGTCCTAATGCTGACATGGCTGCTGCAAGACCTAAAGTCTCTGCTTCAGACAATCCGAGTTGTTTCGATGCACCTGCTAGTCTAAGACCCATGTTTAAAATCTCAGGCTCCGTAGTTGCAAAGTTGTTACCGAGTTCAACGATAACTGAACCAAGCCTATCAACGTCTCCTTGACTTGTCCCCATGATGTTCATGAATCTAGCCATTGAGTCAGCAGCGTCTTCTGTGGACATCTCCGTCGCTACACCCATCATCAGAACTGTTTCAGCAAACTTCTCTATATTGTCCGATCCTTCTATTCCTAGACGACCTGCAATCTCCATAGCACCTGATATCTCTTCGAATGATGCGGGAATCCTAGTTGACATCTGCATGACTGTTCTCTCTAAATCACGGTACTCTTTATCTGTCATATCAGTTACCTTCATAACTCCTGTGAAAGCATCTTCCATATCGGATGCTGTCTTAGTTGCCGTAACTATTCCGGCTGATAGCAAGCCTGAAAGGATGGTACCTGTGGATATGAACCCACGTCCAGCAAGCTCCATAGCACGACCATTCTGCTCCCATTGTGCCGATGATCTGTCGGTAACTGCGCCAAGTCTCCTCTGAGCGTTCTCTGTACGGTTCGTGCCTCTCTCGACATTACCTGCCATTCTACTGACAACGCTGGACACTCGGTCAACTGCCGTAAATCTTACTATTGCATCTTTTACTGCCATATGTATTTCACTCTCCCCGTCATCTCGGCGCATTACGTCCGAGGTTAATTATGCCTAAGATTCCTCGAATTTTAGTTTCTTATTCAAGACATCCTCAGCATACTTCTTACTCTGTGCGAATCGTGCAACCTTCTCTTTATCCACTTTTGGTAACGCCCCTTCCTCGTTTAGTATCCGCCTTATTTCTTTCTTATGGTCGAACACTTCCTTCGGTTTATACTTAGGCTTACCTTTGTCTGTCGTTGCATTCATTTTAGATATGAGCATGTCGTCCTCAAGCATTTGTGCAATTGAGTCCGCTCGTCTAAGGCGATATCCTCGGAGCAGTGCGTTGAAGTCAGACGGAGTTAAATCGAGGATTGCTTCCATATCTGTCATTTCTAAGAAGCGAAAACAATCCGCAATAATATCCCCATAAGTTACTTCTCTGTTTCCACCTGATCCTTCTTCGCTGCCGTCTCGTCCATCCCCTCGAACGCGCTCTTGTAAAAACCCGTATCCTTCATTTCAGCCAGCAAGTCTTGAGCTATTCCGTCAAATCCGTCCATCTCCATTGCAAGATTATCTAATGCATCTTCTATTGCGTCATCACTTGGCAACTTCTTATGTTTAGATAATGCTGCTTTAATAGTCTGGAAAATTGCGTCCTCATCTCCAGCTTCGAGATAACCCACGACCATTCTAACACCTAAGCCGAATTTAATCTTGTTGCCCTCTACCTCACGTTCCATTACGTAAACCTTAGATAGTGTTCTTGAAAATCTAATCCCAAAGTTAAGTTCAAATTCTTTACCGTCGATATTAATTGTTTTCATTATTTATTTTCCCCTTTATTAAGTGTTCACCGATTTATTGCCGGTGCCATCTCCTAGTATATGGAGTATGTATGAAGCAAAGCGCCGATAGACGCCTTGCTGGATATTATTCCGCAGGACCTGCTGCCTCACCGAAGTCTTTGAATGCGTACTGAACCGCAGTAAATTCTTCAGGAGTTAATGTTACGAATCCTTCTTGAGGCGTCAGATTGACCGCAATAGTCGTAGACAATTCCGCAAAACCATCCGCACTAGAAGAAACCTCGAAGTTTGTAAGTTTACCTTGTACGTATGTCGCAGGATATTCACCGTCTGTTGCGTCAGTGACATCCACTTCCCATGCCTGAAGTAAAGCGTTGTCTTTAAACGACTTCTTCAGCAAGTCATAAGTTGCATCGTTTTCAGCAACATACGAAGTTAATTCGATTGATGCACTGATGTCACCAGTGTCTTTCAGACGGCCATCTTTAGTAAGCTCGTCGATTTCTTCTCTTTCCATGGATAGTGTGTGCTCAGTTTGGAAGGCAAGTCTTAATTCATTACCGTCCGTTGTAGCGTCATCCATCGACTGGAAAAAGATGACTTTCTTCATACCTTGAATAGGTTGTACCATTTATATTACCCCTTTATAATTTATTAATATTCCTTCACCATAGCAATGGATGCCCTGGCTTCAATATATCTTCTATTTCTAACTGTCTCATTCTGAACCGGTTGGGTATCATCGTCAGTGATTTCAGTATCTCCAACAATATCGGAGAAACTAAAAGCGCCAACAACTTCCCCTGAATCGGACAATAATGGTATTTTGGAATACAGTATATCCGATTTAACATTGGTTGTGATTTCGTTTAATTCAACCATACTATCCGCATAGCATCCGACCTCCACCAGAACTACACCATGGATAAGTTCTTTATTCTTAGCCAAAGTCAAGTGGTTTGTTGTCGGACTTGATACGGAGTAGAACGGTCTTTCTTTAGGGACTTTCCAGCCCATTG